TCCTGTTACTGTGTCTGCCATGTTTCCCTCCTTAATTAAGAAACTGTGAGGGCCGAAGCCCTCACATTAAGTATTATTATTGATCTGCAAATGCTGGTGCAGTTGTAGATGTTACGTTACCAAAAATTTGATAATTAGTTGTGTCTTTTCCAACAATAGTTACATCAAATCCTTGTGGGACATTTAATTGTATCTTACTGTTTGAGTTTCCATCAGAAAAAACTGCGCTTACTTCATTACCATCTTGGTCAAGAAATGTAACTCCACCAATGTAAAAATTTGAGTTACCTGGAGTAAGGATGATTGCGTCAGTCGCATCAGCAGCTCCTCCTGCATAAACAAATCTAAACACAGATCCAGCTATCGGAGCTGGAAGAGTGTATGTATTATCTTGACTTCCGTCTGGAACAAGTAAGATTCTTCCGCTGTGTGTTGCGTTTGTAAGAGTTACATCTCCATCAGAAAGACTTACTGGTCCATCACCAAATGTTGATACTTCAGTAACTGCTCCAGTAGTAGCATTTTTACTAACAGTTTTAATTGTGCTTTCAGATCTTATTGGACCTGAAAAAGTTGTATTTGCCATAATTATATCCTCCTAGTTTCCGA